GTGAACGTCAACCTTCAGAACCCCACCGCACAAACCGCCGCCCGCGTCGGCCTCGCCGTCGCCAAGTACACCGGCCTGAGCCTGCTGTGGTTCTTCCAGTACTGCATCGCAATCCCGTTCGGCGTCTGGCCGTGGCGGGCATTCAAGGCCGCGGTGTCGCTCGGCCTGATCGGGCTCGCGCTGCTTTGCATCCCGGTCCTCGGGTGGATCATCATCGGCGTGAAGGTCTACAAGCGGATGAACATCACCGAGGAGGAGAGAGCCGCCCGCCGCAAGGTGTACCGGCCGTGGGGGATCTGACCCCTAAGAAACGCGAAAAACGCCCCGCTCCGCAGCTAAGCGGAAACGGGGCGTTTCGCGTATCAACCGAAGAAAGGACCGTCAGGCAGACGCTTCACTTGCGCCGCCGTCACCTGGCCCTCAGGCTCTGGGTCGGCAGCGTGTCGCGGGGCCGCATCGACCAGCATGTCCGCGTCGACGCCGCCGTTAGCCTCGGGCAGCATCGGGGTTACACCGGCCGGGATCACCGCCGGGTGCAGAATGTCCTCCTCAGTGGCCGTGGTGCGGTCGGTCAGCTTCGATACCGCATCGGTGAGACCCGACTTCTTCCACAGCCCGTGGTAGGTCGTCTGCGCAGCCGTCACGACCGCGATCACAGCGGCCAGCACGTCAGCCGCGGAAGTGAAGTACCACCCGTTGTCGTTCAGGTAGAGGATGGTCGCAACGATCGCGGAGACGGCGATCATCAGGACCTGCTTCACCTTCGCGGACCAGTGCGACTGCGTAATCAGGGACACGACGAAAGGGACCAGGGCACCCCCGGCCACCAGCGGGGCGAGTACGGAGACTACGCCGAGCAGCTGGGTTACGACTTCGTGCATTCCGGTGTCCTCCTCACTTGATGACGAGCCGCTGGCCGACGTAGATCAAGTTGACGTTCTTGATCCCGTTGGCCTTCGCAAGCCGTGCGACCGTCGTGTGGTACTTCGCCGCAATCTTGCTGAGCGTGTCGCCGCGCCTCACCTTGTACGTCTTGGCCTTCTGACTCCTGGCCTTCGGCTTCGCCTTGCCCGGGCCGATCGGCTTGCCGCCCTTCTTTACCGAACGGCCAGCGTGCGCGGGACCGCGCCTTTGAGCTGGTGATGTCGCTGCCGGACGACATTGTGCCGGGCAAGAAGAAGAAGAAGGCCAAGAAGGCCAAGAAGGCGAAACCGTGGCAGGGCTACCTGTGGACGGTCGCGAAGGTGAAGGCGTACGACGGCACCGGGCGGCACCGGCCGGAGTTCGACCTGAAGCCTGGCCAGCGGATCTACGGCAAGGTCAACAAGAAGAAGTTCAACGACGGCCGCTACTTCCAGTGGCATGAGCAGCCGCACGCGATCTACTACCCGCTCGACGCTGGCGGCTTCAGCCACTCAGACAGCTTGTGGAGGACCGTGCCCATGTTCCGCTTCACCGACGCCCCGGCGACCTCCTTCGCAGACTCCGCCAGCTTGTTCAGCTCCTGCTTCGCCCGCTTGTCACCGCTCGCCGCCTGCGGCCCGAGCAACGTCGCGTGAGTCGCCAGATCCGGCCGCAGCCCGGCGCCGTACAACACCTGGCGCTCCGCCCACTGCTGAAGGTTGTGCGTGTCCTCCAGCGTCTTCGCAAGCGTCGTCGCCCGCGTGTAGGCGACCGGCGCGCCGCCGTCGACCGGGACGATCAGAGGCCGGCCCCAGCGGTCACGCGGGATCGGATCCTCCTCATCGCCCTGGAAGACGACAGGCGTGTCCTTCTCCAAGATCACCGGCTGGCTCACTTGTGCATCACCGCCAGAGCCTCAGACAGACGCTGCGCCTCGTCCGGAGTCAGCCGCAGCACCGAGCGATGCCCGTCCGCGTCCCGGGTGATCAACCGGACGTGATCGGACTGCTCATGCACCGCCACGAACTCCTCGCGCAGCGTCAGCAGCTTCTCCCAATAGATCATTCGGCCTCACCCGCCTTGATCAGACCGGCGATCGCGGTATCAACCTGCGCCTGGAGCAGCGCGTCCGCGGGAATGCCGATCGACTCCTCCACCAGGTGCAGCACGCCAGTCGCCGCGCAGCCCAGACCGACCAGCAGCTTCTGCGCAGCCACCGCGTTCTGCTCATGCGTCAACGTCTTGGCCAGCGTCAAATCACCGCGCATGATCGACCGGATCCACGCCACCGCCAGCAGCACGGCGTCGAACGTCTCGGGCTTCGGCGTGTTGTTCCCCTCCATGAATGCCTCCTTCTGGGCATGGCAAAGCCGCCGCACGGCGGCTCGTAGTTGATTGGTTGAAGGTCTAGCTACTCGGGCGCGACCGGCATGTGCTCGGTCGATTTACAAGGCTCGAAGGGCTGCGCCCGAACCCGATCATCAGAGGTCACCTGACTCAATGCGGGCGGCGCGGTCTCGGAGGGCATCGGAGATTGACGCCGCCACCCAGTTGTCGGGTGCCCCGTTGGCCATGTCGTCTGCGGCCTTGCGGAGTGCTTGGGCTTCGATCAGAGGCTGGACAGCGCGCACGACATCCGCCGCGAGCGCGTGATCACCTTCATTAGCCCGTTCAGGGCCAGCGGCAGGCCGAGCCCGTGAATCTCACCCCGCCAGGCGTCGACCTCCTCAGGCGTTCTCCACGCCTGCTCGTTCCAGACGAAGCCGGGCGCCGGATTCTTCGACCGAGCCGCCAGGGGAAATACGCGGAATCCGGCGGCGATATACAACTTCGCCGCTTCCCTTACCGAGAGGCCGGCAACGGACGGAATACGCATTTAATTCCCCCTGAATGTTTCGTTAATCCAGAATCCGAGGCCCCGGTGGATTACGGAGATAAGCCACCGCACGGGCCGCAATTTCTTCCAATCGGTCCGCGTCATCGTGCGCCACCTTTCCGAGCAAATAGTGGTTGCAGGACGTGCAAAGCAGCCCTCGCACGGATTCCCGCCCGGCCTTGTTGTGGTCGTGATCAACCGCGAGGCGCTTCCGCCCGCCACGGCGGCCGCAGATGTAGCAGCGGCCGTCCGACCAGGCGACCAGGGCGGCGTAGTCGTCGGCACTGATCCCGTACGTCTCCGCCACCCGCTTCAGGTGCGCCCGCTCCTTCGACGCCTTCGCGTTCGCCCGCTTGCACGTCGGGCACAGCCGGGCAGGCGGGACCGCGTTCTTCTTCCCGCACTGAGTGCAGGCACGTTTACTCGCTGCCACGCTTCCCCTCAGGTGATGGGGGATCGGCCGGGCCACGCTCATACCGCAGCCCGACCGATCGCGACGACCGTCAGCGCACCTCGTCCACGAAGCCCAGCTCCAGGGCCTCGTCGGCGCTCAACCACCTCTCAAACCGGGTGACGTAGGCGACAAGGTTGTCGGTCGTGAGCGCGACCTTCCCCTCGCCGTCCCACGGCGCAGGCAGAACTTGCTCGCCCTTCTTCGGGGACCGCTCCACATAGATGTTCAGGAGCTGCCGCGTCAGCCGCTTTGCAAGCTGCGCCTCGTCCTCGATCTCGAAGGTCTTCCCGATCGCCCCACTCGCCTGTTGTTTGCACCCATAGGTCATCTAGTCCTTACTGCTCAATCAACCGGGTAGGCCCGGTGTGTAACGGTCAAGCGCGCAAAGCGCCTCGGCTGCCCGTCATCGGGCGCCACGTCCTGCGGGTAGGTCGCAACCTGCACGTCAGCGATCACGGCCGAGTTGGCAAGCTCCAGCAGGCCCACAACGAGCGCGGCGAGGTTGTCCGCCTCCAGCTCGTCGCCCAGCGACGCCCACACGTTCACGTCGACCGTCGATCGGGTGAACGAAGCGTTGAGGGCGTAGCCGCCACGGTTGGCGAACTGCACCACTCGGTCCGGGCGAGGGTTCGGCACCGTGCGGCAGACGGTGACGCCTTGCGCGTACGACTCGGATCGCTTGGCAAGCTCGGCACGCAGATACGTGCACAGCTCCAGGACAAGCGCCGAGCGCAGCACAAGATCAGGCATGTCTGCTCCGGTTCAGGCCGACCGCCATAGGGGCGTCGTTCGCCTCGACGGCCAGGCCGTAATCCACGTCAGCGACCACCCGGACAACCGCCCGGTCGGTCAGCGCGCGCTCCAGGTGGAGACTGTCGCGATAGCGTCCGGTCCTCACCGGGGCGGCGTCCTTGACGTTCTGAAGGACCTGTTCGCCCTTCTTCTCCAGCGCCGCGTACATCGCGTTGCTCGTCAGGACCCGCCCGATGTTGGCGTGGTTCAGCGTCAGCTTGTTCCTACGTGCCACGGCTCACCCCTCGGTGATCCGAAGCGCGACCTCCACGCCGCCGGGAGCCTCCGGGTCGAACGGTGACTGCCAGTCGAATGGCTCGCCGTACACCTCGTACTCGACGCCACGCACCCGCGCCCGATCCTCGGACGTGATGCCTGCGTTGTGGTACGGCATATAGACGACCAGGGCGACCTTCGTCAGGTCCCGGCCGACCAGCCACGACTCGTCAGACGGACCCATACCGACCGCGCAGAACGGGAAGTCAACTTCGACCGGATGCGCCGGATCGGGCACCTCCTCGCCACTGAACGGATCGGTCTTCGTGCCCGGCGTCAGGATCGTCACGGTCTCTCCGGCCGGGAACCGCTCGGCAGCCGCCTGGATGTCGGTCTCAGTTGGTGTCGTCGCCATTCAGCGCCTCCAACTTGTCCCGTGCCGCTTGCGGCGTCGTGTCGATGCTGAACGCGCGCTTCGTCGCTGACTTGCACAGCCCTTGCAGCGTGGTGATCTCGTCAGGCCAGAACAGCCCCGAGCGGTGCGTACGGGTGTCGTACGTCTCCTGGTGGGAGAACGGCCCGGTCGTGTCCTGCTTGGTCACCAAGGCGCCGCTGCCCGCGTCGTTCCACCGGAGGATCGCCGCCCGCAGAACCGCCTTCACCTGAGCCCGCACCTGCGGGTCGGTGGAGTCGGCAATGCACGGGGCGACGCCGATCGCCATAGCGGTCGCGTCCTCGATCATCGCCTCGGCCTTCGCCCCGTCGATCCTCGCGAACGGGGCCAGGTCCTCGGGTATCAGGAAAGGCTCAGCCAT